AACCATTTCTGCTCCTGACATTATGGGTACGAAAACAGGAAGAATGCTAGATGCAAAGGGCAATCCTATCGGAGATAAAGCGCAAGCTATAGTAGAAAAAGCCGTTGTTGGAAGTGTTTTATCTAACGTAAAAACATCTGTACCGGGTTTCTTAGGTAAAATTAATAACTTTGGTAAAGTTAGTTTTGAAGAAGCCGTAGCTAATGCAAATGATGCACAAAAAGCTGTACTAGATAATATGGGCGTTGATTATGACACGTCACTAGATGTTACTGCAGCAGAAAAAGCAGATATGGCTAGACAAGAAAAAGAAGCACTGGAAATGGCTACATTTCTTGCTAATGAAAGAAAAGCAGATAAAGCAAGGGCAGAAGCAGCAGCAGCAGCGAAAGCAGCAGCAGCGAAAGCAGCAGCAGAACAAGCCGCCAGAGATAATAATAATAATGATAATGATGGCGGCATGGGCTTTGATAGTGATGGCGGCACTGCTGATGCAGATTCAGGTGCTGATGATGCTATGGGTGATGGTGGTAATACCACAGGTGCAGATGAAAGTGATGCAATTGAATAATAAAGCTGCGTAAGAGGCTTACTTAAATCTTACAATCAGTTGGCTACTCACTCCCCACACCCGACAGTGTGGCTACGGTGGCCCCAACAAAAGGAAATAAAATGAACGATACAATCATGGCAGAAGAAATGCAAGCACCAAAGAAAGTTGCATTTGCTAATCGTAAATACACTAATGAAGAAAAACGCAAAATTGAAGAAGAAGAACTAGAAAAGCTAATGCAGGAACAGAAGGGTGAAGTAGAGCAAGAAGTTGCTGAACCGGAAGAAGTTGAACCTACTACAGCAGAAGAAAAAACCTTTAAGAAGCGTTACTCTGACTTACGCCGACACCAGCAGAAACAAGCTGAAGAGTTTAAGGCTGAACTAGATGCAATGAAACGGCAGCTTGAGTCAGCCACTAAAAAAGAAATGAAGCTACCCAAGTCGGATGAGGACATTGAAACATGGGCAGCAGAATATCCAGATGTAGCAGCTATCGTAGAAACAATTGCAATGAAAAAGGCACGTGAGCAATCTACTGCCCTTGAAGAACGCATGAAAGCAATTGATGAGTTACAGAATAGTGCTACTAAAGAAAAAGCTGAAGCAGCATTAATGCAGATGCATCCTGACTTTGACGAGATTAGAGACAGTGATGACTTTCACAATTGGGCAGAAGAACAGCCTAAGTGGGTACAAGATGCATTGTATGACAATGACAATGATGCACGTTCAGCAGCTAGAGCAATTGATTTGTATAAAGCTGACATGGGTATTTCTAAAAGCAAACCTACTAAAGATAAAGATGCAGCTAAGTCTGTATCTACAAAGAATAGCCGTAGTAAACCTCAAGATGATGGTACGGTTACATACCTAAAAGAATCTACAGTTCAGAAAATGTCACCTCAAGAATACGAGGCAAAGTCTGATGAAATCATGGAAGCCATTCGTAGTGGTAAGTTTGTCTATGATGTTTCTGGTTCTGCTAGATAAAAAAGTGTTGACAAGTAGTTATTTTTAAGTATAACTAGAGTCAGATAAGTGTAACTAGGGTAGCTACTTGGTTACACTTATAATCAGCAAACAACAATAACCCTTTCGGATTACCTGATAAACATGGCCTGTTGAATAGTTGGGCGGCCACCTAACTAGAATACACACCCTACGTTGTTCAGCCTCTGCTAAGAATTGTAATGTTTGCATCTGTAAAGCTAATTAACAGGAGATGGAAATGGCTTTTACTTCCGCTGCTGGATATGGAAACCTACCTAATGGTAATTTTTCACCAGTAATTTACTCCAAACAGGTGCAACTTGCTTTCCGCAAGGCCGCTGTTTGTGAGGCAATCACCAACTCTGATTACTTTGGTGAAATCGCTTCAATGGGCGATTCAGTTAAAATCATCAAAGAACCAGAGATCACAGTTAAGGCATATGAGCGTGGTACTACAATCACTCCTCAAGACCTTGATGACGAAGACTTCAACCTGACAGTTGACAAAGCTAACTACTTTGCATTTAAGGTTGATGACATTGAAGAGGCACACTCACACGTAAACTTCCAGTCACTGGCAAGTGATCGTGCGGCTTACCGCCTCGCTGATCAGTTTGACCAAGACGTTCTTGGCTACTTGGCTGGTTACAAACAGTCTGCAATTCACGGCACACCTAACGCAGTTAATACAACTACTAACGGTTCTGTTGCTGTTTCAACTGCAGGTACAGACGAATTGTTGACATCAATGAAGCTGACAGGTACAGACTTCAACGATGGCGGTGGTTCATTGACAGGTGGCGAGGCAATCGCTATTAGTCCACGTACAGGCGCAGGTGCTGCTCCTACTGGTGCAGGTGACGCTAACCCACTTCAGGTTATCGCCCGTATGTCACGTTTGCTGGATCAGCAAAATGTTGACACACAGGGACGTTGGCTTGTTCTGGACCCAGTGTTCATGGAAATCCTGAAAGACGAAGATTCACGTTTGTTTGATGCTGACTTTGGCGGTTCTGGACTTCAGAATGGCGTTGTAAGCAACAACATTCATGGCTTTACCGTCTACTCGTCTAACAATCTGCCAGCCCTTGGTACAGGTCCATCCTTTGCGGGTGCAAACTCTGCTGCCAACTTTGGTGTGATTGTTGCTGGTCATTCATCTGCTGTTGCAACTGCAGAGCAGATTAATAAGACTGAGACATATCGTGATCCTGACAGCTTCGCTGACATTGTTCGTGGTATGCATTTGTACGGACGTAAAATTCTACGTCCAGAGGCACTTGTTAACGCCTCTTACCATCTGGCTTAAAGGGGGAATAAGACATGGCTAATATTACCGCAGTTCTACATCCCGCTTCAGGGAACTCACAGCGTGGACGCAATCCGTATTACGTTGATGTGACAATTGACCTGACTGCAAATAGCATTGCTCCCGGCGATACTATTCAGGCAATTACCGTACCTGCCAATACTCTAATCATGGGTGCTGGCTTTCAAGTTGTAGAATCTGCAACTATGAATACGGCTACAGATGCTACTGCTGCTCTTGGCTTCACTGGTGGTGATGTCGATGAGTTTGCTGCAGCACTTGACATTGACGGTGCGGCTGATGGTGCTTACGCTCCACAGGTTGCAATTGATGGACTAGCACTTTCTACATCTGGCGATACAATTGATTTTGTGTTGGCAGGTAGCGGTGCTTCATTTACAGCAGGTAAGCTACGTGCTTTCGCTGTAATGATGGACATCAGCGATCAGGGTGACACGACTGCTAACGAAGTAGATCGTGACGCACTTGCCTAAGTAACATGAGGGGGCAGGGAAACTTGCCCCTTCACTTTCATTAAGGATGTAATATGGCATACGATTTTCTTGGCTTAGTAAATGCAGTAAACAGGCGGCTGAATGAGGTAGAACTCAGTTCAGCTAATTTTGCATCAGCTACAGGTTTCTATTCACAAGCTAAAGATGCGGTTAATGCATCTATTAGATATTTAAATCAGTCAGAATACTTTTGGCCTTTTAATCACACTACACAAGAAACTACACTAACAGCCAATACTAGTCGTTATGCGTTTCCTACAAATGCTAAAGTAATTAACTTTAAAACTTTTCGTATCAAAGAAAATTCTTCATTAGGTAATGCTACTACACGGCTTACAGAAATCGCTTATGAAGATTATTTAGATAAGTATATAGATCAAGAATACAGTTCTTCTCTTGGTCAGGGTGTGCCTACACAAGTAGCGCAAGCACCTAGTTTAGAATTTATTATGACACCAGAACCAGATAAAGCGTATGAACTAGTATATGAGTATTATACTTTTCCTACAGATTTGTCTGCCCTAACAGATGTTCCCACCATTCCAGAAAGATTTCAACATATTATTGTAGATGGTGCAATGCACTATGGATATTTGTTTAGAGGTAATACGCAAGATGCGCTGGTTATGAAAGAAAAATTTGACGAAGGTATTAAACATATGCGTTCTCAGCTTATCAATAGAACACCATACGTAAGGTCGTATATGCTTACTGGTGCTACAGGTGGAGCAAGTTCAGGCTTCGGTATTTAGGGGCTATCACAATGGATGCATGGCAAACCTACCCAGTTGAGTTTCGTGGTGGTCTTATAACTAATTTATCTCCGTTGCAGCAAGGTATTAATGCTCCGGGTAGTGCTAGGATACTACGTAACTTTGAACCATCTGTTGAAGGTGGCTATCGGCGTATTGAGGGTTATGATAAGTACGACAGTAATATTATACCACCATATGGCGCACCTGTTGTTCATGGAGATAGTCAAAGTGGTACAACATTAATACTAGCTGCAATACATACTACACCAGTTGCAGGTGATACTTTAGAAATAGCAGGGGTTACTGGTACTTATACGATTGCATCTGGCGGTGTTACATATGACGCTACAAATAATAGAGCAACCTTAACTTTATCAACCCCATTAAATAGTAGTCCTGCCAATGCTGCCGCCGTTACATTTAAAACAACGGCATCCAATTACTTAGCTATTGGTGTAGCGGCATGGGAAGACACTGCTATTGTTTGTAAGAACGCTGACATATTTAAAACAGGCGGTTCTGGATTTACAAAAATTAATGTGCCTGATTATGGTACACCTCTTGTAAATGGTGCAAGTCAAACAGGTTCTACTTTAGCTATTGATGGCTTACTTACAGCACCACAACAAGGTGATGCATTTAAGATAGCAGGTGTTAACTTAGTTTACACAGTAACTGCAAACGCTACTGTAACATCGGGCGGTACTACACTAGCTATTAATCCGGCATTAGCGAGTAGTCCTGCAGATGGTGCAGTTATTACCTTCTTATCCACAAGTAGAGAAGGTGCTAATAAAACAAAGTTTGCTAAATACAATTTTAATGGTACTGAGAAAGTTGTAATTGTAGATGGTTTAAATGAACCTGCATTATATGATAATGCTACATTTACTGCTTTAACAAGCGCACCTACAGACGTTATAGGGGCTACTTTTGTAGCAGAGGCTAAAGGTCATCTATTCTTTGCTAAAGGTGACACAGTAACTTACACAGCGTTTGAAACAGACTCTGACTTTTCTATAGGTAATGGCGCAGGTAATTTTAGAGTAGGTGGAACTGTTACTGCTTTATCTGTATTTAGAGAACAGTTAATTATTTTTACTGAATCTACCATACATCAACTCACAGGCAGAGCAGTTTCAGATTTTGTTGTACAAACAATAACTGCAGATATTGGATGTATTGATTCTGATACAGTGCAAGAGATTGCTGGTGACGTTATGTTTCTTGGCCCAGATGGGCTTAGACTATTAAGTGCTACAGATAGAATCGGGGACTTTGGACTAGCCTCTGTCTCTAAGAATATACAAAGTGTAATGACAGGATTTATTTCCGCAAACACATCTTTTACAAGTTGCGTAGTCCGGGAAAAATCACAGTATAGATTACTAGGTTATAATAATAATATTACACAAGAAAATGCTCAAGGTATATTGGCAACACAGTTTGCGCCGCAAGGCGGTGAAGGAATGGCTTGGGCAGAAACACGTGGTATACGTGCTTACGTAGCAGACAGTAATTATAACCAAAATGTAGAACAGATTTTCTTTGCCAACGATGATGGCTACTTGTATCAAATGGAAAGCGGTAACTCCTTTGATGGTACAAATATACAAACTACATTTGCTACACCACACTTACCGATTAGTGACCCACGTAAGCGCAAGACATTTTATAAATTGTTTTTGTATACTGATCCGCAGGGTAGTGTCGCATTTGACGTAAGTTTAAAACTAGACTTTGACAGTCAGGGAACTATTCAACCCGCACCAATAAATATTCAGAATACGCAGGGTACTGTAGGATTTTTTGGAACAGGTACTTTTGGTATAACCCGATTTGGTACTAAGCTGTTAAAGTTATTTCAAACACAAGTTGTTGGTTCAGGATTTACAGTATCATTTCAATTTGAATCGGAAGACGATAATCCCCCCTACTCAATTGATGCACTAACAGTTGAGTATGGATTAAACGATAGAAGGTAGAAACTATGGGACAAGGCTACACTAGAACCGATACTATTAATAACATAGCGGATGGTAACATTATCAACGCCGCAGACTTTGATGCTGAATATGATGCTATCGAATCTGCTTTTAATAGTAGTACAGGACACTCGCACGATGGTACATCTGGTGAAGGTGGACCAGTTACTGTGCTTGGACCAGCGCAAGATTTTGTAGCTAGTACTACTGAAATTAAACCAAAAAGTAATAACACGTTAGATGTTGGTACAACAGGACTAAAGTTTAAGGACCTATATCTAGCTGGTACAGCTAATCTTGTAAACGTAACTACCACTGGCGATTTAACACTTACAGGTGCAGCTAACAATATTGTGTTTGATGCCAGTGACAATGCACTAGAGTTTGCAGATAATGCTAAAGCTACATTTGGTGATGCTGGTGATTTAGAAATATACCATGACGCATCAGATAGCATCATCAGAGATACAGGCACTGGTAAACTAGCACTAGACGGTAGCACAGTTGAAGTCAGAAAAAATGATGGCTCAGAGGTTATGGCACAATTCGTAGAGGATGGTGCTGTAAGTTTATACCATGACAATTCTGTTAAACTAGCAACAACAGCAACAGGTATTGCCGTTACTGGTAGTATTGCTTTAGATGGCTTACACCTTGATGACAATGAAAAACTTACATTTGGTAATAGCACTACTCCTGACTTAGAAATTTACCATGATGGTAGTAACAGTTGGATAGAAGATACAGGTCAAGGAAATCTTTATATTTCTAGTAGTCTATTACAAATTCAAAATTCTGCTAATACAGAGGCACTAGCTAAATTTACAGAGGGTGCGGGTTCCGCATTTTACCATGCTAATTTATTAAAACTTGATACAGATGCAGATGGTGTAAACGTAACTGGTCAGGTTGATGTTAGCACAAATGTAAATGCAGGCGGTGATGTAAACTTAACAACAGACGGTAGTGCTATTAAACTTGGTACAAGTGAAGAAGTAACACTTACTCACGTACATGATATTGGTGTTCTGCTTGACGTAGAAAACAGCACTACCAACGCTGTAACAGACGTACTAAAGTTGCAAGCTAAAAGCACAGGCACACCTGCTGTTGGTATAGGTGTAGGTATTGAGTTTTCAACTGAGACTGCAGCCAGCACAATAGAAACAGGCGGTGTCATTGAGTCTGTAACAAGTGACCTTACACCTACTGAAGAAGACTTTGACATGGTTTTCAAAACTATGGCACAGGGTGCTACTCCAGCAGAACGCTTGAAGCTGAATGGTAGTGGTGCTACTATTGGTAATATCAATGTTGATGGCAACACTATTATTAGTACAGATACTAATGGTAGTATAGTTGTAGCACCTAATGGTGCAGGTGATGTTCAGCTTGACGCTGACACAGTACGTGTTGGTGATAATAATGCTAACGCAACAATTACCACAAACGGCACAGGCGACTTAATATTAAATACTAATGCAGGTTCAAGTTCTGGTTCTATAACTATAGAGGATGCAGCCAATGGTAATATTGCTCTTACTCCAAACGGTACTGGTGAAGTTGATATTACTAAAGTAGACATTGATGGGGGTGCTATTGATGGTACTATTATTGGTGCTAACAGTGCAGCCGCAGGTACATTCGCTGCTCTTGAAGGAACTACAGTAACAGCAAGTACAAGTTTAGCACTTGCCTCTGGTGCAACCGTTACTGCCATTCTTGATGAAGATGACATGGCAACAAATAGTAACACCGCTATTGCTACCCAGCAGTCTATTAAAGCATTTGTAGAAAATACAATTAGCGGTGGTTCATTTGCTAGCGGTATTACAAGTGGTGGTAATATTACACTTGATGATGATGGTAACTCAAGCCCTAACGGTTTTGGTCTTGTGTTTAAGGAAGCTTCCGCTACTTATACAACCACATTGAATAAAACAACCCCAACAGCCAATAGAACAATATCTTTGCCTAATGAAACAGGAACAGTATCTACACAGGCATTCGCAAATGGCGCAGCAGTAGCACTAGCTATCGCATTAGGATAACAGAAAAGACTTGACAAACCATATAAATTATGGTATAATTAATGTACATTAGGAGTAAATAATGGCAAACGCTTTTAAAATAAAAACCTTTGCTGGTGGTAGTACCGGTGCTAATACAGATATGACTATCTATACCGGTAAATCTAGTACTGAAACTACCATTATTGGTATGTCTATTGCTAATATTGCAACAACACAGATAACTGTCGATGTTAAAATAGAAAGTGATACTTCTGACACAGAAACAAATGGAAACGTATTCTTAATAAAGAATGCGCCTATTCCTGTAGGCGGTACTCTTGTGCCAATTGGTGGGGATCAAAAGGTAGTGCTACTTGATACAGACGTATTAAAAGTACAGTCTGACACTGCGAACAGCGCAGATACAACTTTGAGCATTTTGGAGATTACTTAATGCCTTATCTTGGTAATATACCAGCTTCTGCTTTTAGTGGTTTATCCTATCAGGATTTGACTGGTGGTACTGGTACTAGTTTTACACTTGATCATTCAGTTAGCAGCGCACAGGACATTGAAGTATTTGTAAATAATGTGCGGCAAGAACCCGGTGTAGCTTACACAGTAGCTGGTACTGCACTAACTATGACTGGCAGCATTGTAGCTACTGATGATTTCTACGTGGTGTTTCAAGCTAAGACATTTTCTACTGTTTCTCATCCAGCAGGTAATACACTACAGGCTACTAGTGGTACTTTTACTGGAGATGTGTCTGTTACTGGAGACTTGACTGTTACTGGCACTAGCCCCGGAAATCTTACCGGCATCCAAACATTTACATCATCCGGCACATACACTCCAACAGCAGGCACGACAAAAGTGTTAGTTTACGCTATTGGGGCTGGCGGTGCAGGTGGCGGTGTTGATGGTCAAGGTAGCGGAACAACAGGTGCGGCTGGCGGCGGTGGTGGCGGTGGATGCGCCATTACGTTTGTGACATCTTTAGGCGCAACTGAAACGGTTACTGTTGGGGCTGGTGGGACTGGTGTTTCTGGAGCGAATACTGGCGGTGACGGTGGTACAACCTCTTTTGGGTCACACGCTGTTGCAAATGGTGGTGGCGGTGGACAAGGAAAAAATGCTAGCGCGCCATCTAACGGAAGCTATACGACTGGCGGTGCTGGCGCAGGTGGTACAACAGGCGACATTCAGT